AGTTGTGTCATCTGCACCGATAAACTTAATGTCTTTAAAAGTAAGATTATCTAAAGTAGAAATAGGAGCGACTACAGCACTATCTGCCGTATTAAAGTTGTAAAGGACATCATCGTGCAGTGTTAATACTGTGCTTGTTTTACTTTTTATTTTAACAATTTGGCCTAGCAATACGGTCTGTGTTGCACTCCATACTTCACCTGAAGATATATAGGCGTAGTCATCAACAACAAATGTACTAGTGTCTCCAACAGTAATAGTGTTAGCACCTGTAAGACTGTTTGCAGTAAGTGATACGTTAGAACCTTGCGTTCCTTCTACAGTGATAAACTCAATTACACCTGTTTTAGAAGAAGTGTCTATTGTTAAATCTTGAAAAGTGATGTCTGACGCAGAGATGGTTAATGCGCTAGTAACTTTATACGTTAAGCCGCTACCTGTAATGTTTTTAAATCCAGAGTTTAGGGCTAGTTGGATAGCCGCTGTGTCATCTGTAGTTCCGTCACCAACAGCGCCAAAGTCTTTTAGACTAACAATTTGTCTTAGCTTATCTTGAGCGTTAGTAATAACCGCCCCAGTGCCGGAGGGGGTGTAAGCAATAAGATCGGAAGTAGTAGAGCCTATGAGCATGATTTCAGCAATCATTACCTCAATAGTGCTTAAATTTGGAGGGGCTTCAGAAAAAGAAATTATTGTAGTTGTTAGTGTATAAGTATCTTTTTGTTGATAAACACCGTCGATGTAAACTTGTGTATTGTTTTCACTTGCGGGATCAGTTCCTAATGTAAAAGATGTAGTAGAGCCATCACCTGTAAAGTTATAAACAGTCCAAGACGCAGAATCATACAGAGCTAATTTCGTCGTGTCAGCATCCACAGTTCCTGTGCCTATGCTACTTGTGCCTCTAAATAATGACATGTCTACCTCTTAATAAATAAATAAAATAAAGGAGACTCCCCGTGTAGAGGAGTCCCCAGTTTACTACTTAGGCATTAACAGCCAATACAACACCTGCTTCTGGACGAAGTGCTTTAACACCGTACAGAGTATCAGCAGTGTATAGAGTTCCCAAGAACTCCTGCTTGTACTGAGTCTGAGAACGAATACCTTGTTGCTCAGCCATTACCATTGCATCTTGATGAACCAAGAGAGCGGCTTTAACGTCACCACCTGCACTGTTCTGTGCGGCAGTTTCGATGATTGGGCAGTTAGAAGAAACAAATACGTCAATACCGTACAAGTTACCAATCTGACCATTCTTAACGCCTCGTCCGTCTACGAAATCAGAAGACATGTAACGATCAATGCCCATGATAGCGTTGCGTAGAGAAGGAGGAACAACAAAACAACGGTTGTCCATAGGAACGTCTGCATCGTCAAGTACCTGAATAGCCTGACGGAAACCTGCGTCGTTGAATACGTCACCTGCGGCAACAGCATCAGCGGCATAAGCTTCGATACCGGAAGAACCTGCAAAGTTGTAGCTATTGCTGTGAATCCAATCAGAACCAGAACCGTTGTCGTCACCAAAGTACTTACCTAGTGCAAACAAATCATCGTCAACCTGCTTAGCCAAAGCATAACCTGCGTCACCAGTGTAGAACTGACGTAGAGAAGCTAGACCTTGTACTTCTACGATGTCTTCAATAAGACGAGAGTACTCAAAGTGGCTGTTGATTGTTACCTGTACTTCAGACTCAGTAGCGTTCTGTACAGTTACTGCGGTGTTCTCAGCTTTAGCGCTAGCAGTTCCACGAGTAGGCTTAGGGATGTGTAGAACATCTCCTTTCTTACCAGTCATGGTCATTTTTTTAACAAGGTTTGCTAAAACTAAGCTTTTCTGATATGCGGCAACAACTTCGTCACTCCAAATATCGGGGATAAAAGTAGCTGTGTCGCTTTTTCCTACAAAACCGCCTGTGGCGGGATAAGTTGATGTAGCCATGATAAAGTCCTATAATAAGATTAATTAGTGTCGAACTCTCCCTTCTTGATACGCTTGCATAATCTCATCGGATAATGACATGTATCGTTCAGGATCGTCCTTCATAAGTTTAATAATGTCTGAACGCCTGTAGATTTTCTTTGCCGACTGCTCTCCGCTTCCTCTAACATTACCTGTGGATGCGGCCTTAATAGTGTCTTTGCGTTGTTGCTTCTCATTAGCGGCAGTTTGTCCTACTACCTGCTGACGTTCCTTCCAGTTACTGAAAAGTTCATCCGCGGCCTCGTAATCATACTGCTGATCTGCTTGTGCAAAAAGCTGTGTGCGAATCTTTGATCCTTTAATCCAATCTACGAATTTACCGTCTTGTAAAATATCCTTCATATCAGGATGTCTACTTTGCAATTCGGTCATAGCCGCATTTTGTTTGTATTTAGCAGACACTTGTTCTGCTTCTTTAATCTTAGGATGATTGCTAATAGCTCTTTCGACTGCCTTGTCGGGATCAGAGAAAAAATCTACTTCGTCTTCAGAGTTTTGTTGCGGTGCTTCTGGGTTCGAGAGTTGTGTCTGTATATAGTCATCAACAACTTTACGTAATTCACCTACTTCAGAACTTTGTTTACCTAAGAGTTTTTCAGCTTCTTGGTGCATACGCACAATGTCCGCTGTACTCTTACCTTGATACTTATCAGGAAGTTCCTCTGTGGGTTGCTCATCTACAAGAGATTGCTCTACTGGAGGCTCTTGTTCTGTGATGTCGGTTATCGTATCTGTTTCAGTTGTATCGTCTAAAGGTTGACGCTCTTCAAGTAGTCTTGCCATTATTAAACTCCGTGAGTTATCTCATTATGGAGGTGTATTGTATGTAAGGGTTCGGTTAGGAGTTTTCCTTACGCTCTTTTTTAATCTTCCTTTCGCGGTCTCTCGCCCACTTCATGGTTGCACCTGCAAAGTCACCTGAAATAGGGTCTAAAAGACTACGAACTGGAGAGATTATTCTACTAGCCATTAGTGAACATTCTGGACATTCTATTTCAGTAGTTTTAGAATCTATAAACTTTTCAGTAGTATGTCCGTTGTCACATCGAAAATCAATAATTATAAACACTTTAGATTACTCTTCATTGTCTAATGGAAATTGATCTTCTTCGGCCTGTTCTTTGGCTGTTTCAATTTGCGCTTTAAGATTCAATAGGTTAGCCGCCATTGAAAGTTGTCCTTTACGAAAATAAAGGTCTTTATCATCTTTACAGGCTTCTATTGAATTAATCTGCAATGCGTTTTGAGTGATGTCTTCCATCAGGTTTTTCCAACCTTCAGTTCTAAACATTTCCTCATAAGCACGATAGAATTTTTCAAGTTCTTGGTCATTCATAAACTGTTTCTCCTTTAGGACAGTTTAAATTAAAAATACTAAATACATAGTATAGTTATATTATAGCATATTTTTAAGAGAATGTCAAGAGTTATTTTTTCTTTTTAGCCGCTTGTTTCTTTCGGTAAGTTTTTGCCCCTGCATCATTTCTAAGAGTCTGTATAGCCGCCTTAGCTTGTTTAGCGTTTAAAGGCATTGATCTTGCTCTTTTAGCCGCAGGTTTTGCTTTAGGTGTAGCTTTCTTTTTTGCGGGTGGTCGTCCAACTTTACTACCGTATGTACCTTTACCGTATGGCATTGTAGTCTCCTTAATTTACCATTTAGATTTATTAGCCCAGTATGCCGCAGACATTTTACCTTTAGCAATATTTTTAGCATGTCGTGCTTTAAAAGATTTACGTCTTGCTTTTTCCGATGCAGTCTTTGGATTCTTACCTGCACCTGAAACACCTTGCTGTCCATAGCGAATAGTCTTTACTTTGTCTCCTTCCTTAGCTACTACTACATGGCTTTTGGTAGCATGATTAGGAGTTCTTTTAGGTTTGTTGTAACCACTAACACCTACTCTAGCCAGTCTAGGGTCTTTAGCCATTAGTTGGCCCTCTCTTTAATAGCTACTGCTCTTTCCTTTAATAACTGATCGGAAACTTTAAGCCTACGTTCAAACTCACGGTCATCGTCATTGCCTTCCCGTATGTTAGTAGTGACAGCTTTGATCTTGTCAATCTCCAACTCTTGAGGAATAGCTTGAGCCTCAGTAGAAAGCTTCTGCGCTCGTGCTTGTGACTCAATAGCCTGTCCTTGCAGTGCCGCAGTCTGTGACGCTTGGAATGCCAACTGTGATTCTTGAGTTGCTTGTTGAGCTTGCTGTACTTCTGGATTAGGCTCATTGGCTTTTTCAAGGGCCGCTATAAGTTCCTCACGATTACCTACGTTCATATTATCAATGATGGACATGATAAGCTGTGAGTACATTGGAGTTTCAGGCGACATAGTTTGTAACAACTGTACAAGCTGTGTGACTTCGTACTCACGAGCAATAATACCCAGTGAGCTTGATGTGTGGAACTTGTAGTCAGCAACAGGATATGATTCAGGATTAAACTGCATATATCTGTGTGCGGCTTTAGTTACAAAGGGAATCAGGAATGCTTCTTGGAAGTTTATTAAAGTTCTCTTGTGGCGCTTAATTATAGCACCTAAGCTCATGGAAATACCTGCGGCAGTAGAGTCACCGTTGATTGATCCTGCAATACCTGCTGAATCTACAGCGCCTGTAGCTGTCTGTACCATGCGTTGTAAAGCATCAGCCTGTGCAAAACTAATCTGACTTACATTACCAAAGTTAAATGGCTGTATGACTTCATTAGGCGCACCATTAGTTAATATAACCTTACCTGCACGTACTTCAGGTCTAGCACCTCTAGGCATACGTGTAGCGTCCATCGCTAACATGGGGTGTATAGTAAGGGCAAGGGCATCAATTCTAGCTCGTATTTCAGCGTCTAACGCCTTTTGAGAGTTATACCCTTTCTCACATACCCCTCTGCCCCAGAAACGGCTAGGAACGACATCCCAAGGGAATGCTATGATTGGTCGATCTCCCATCATGTAGGGATTAACCTCTGCTTTTAGCAAGATACCGTCATTACCAATAACAACAATAGCTTCCACGTAGTAGCTCTTGCTTTCTTCATCATCATTACTTAATTGAGCTATTTCTTCAGCATCGGACTCTTTTTGAGCAATCTCCAACAGGTATCGAGGTACAAGACCGTAGTATTTAGTTAGACGTATTTTATTATCATCAGTAGATACTAAGTCTTGATCTGGCTCTATATCAAAATCAGGAGAGGCTGTAGCTATATCAACATTCCTATAAACGCCTTGCTCTTGTAGTTGCTCCACTAAGTGCATGGAAACAAACTCATCAACAGCACAACCCATTGCTTCCTCTACGGAAGTAGCTAACGGATCAATAAGGAAGTTCTGTGGCATAACAGGACGTAGTTTAACGCAGGTCTTTTCCGTTATGTTTACACCGACGGCTGTTAGCTCACCACCCATAACAGGTTGAGTAGCAGGGGCCATCTCTTTTTCTTCCTCAAGTACAATCTCTGCAATGCCTGTTCCAAACACAGCGGCATTTAGTAAGCACTCAGCGACACCTTTACGTACTTTATTCTTTTTAAAGTCTTTAAATAAAGTCTCACGTAGTAACGCAATGTCTCTCTTCTCTGTGTCGTTTACATCGTCCTCAATGTCAAACCAACGGCCTCGACCAAAGGTTGCTTCCTCTAATTCAGCTACTGAGGACTCTACTGCTTGTTGTAAAGCAGGACTGACAATACGAGAACGTTCTGATTCTCTAGTTCTATCTGAGGAAGACCACTGGCCTCTCCATAAGCGATAGTACTCGTCAAACTTCTGTGAATAGTTAGTCTCAAAATGATCACGCCAACCTTGACACTTATTGACGACCCATCCTTCCAATGTTTGCTCTATTGAAAATTGATCTTCTTCTTTTTCATTAAACATATTAATACCCTGCGTATGCGTCTAATAGTTGATATTCTTCTTCCTCAAAGTCCGATGTGTATGCTATGTTGGCTAATTGGTCTATATAAGCTAAGGAATCAATTAAATCATCGTGAACTAATTGGTTGGGAAACTGAAATAACTCATCAAGGAACTGACTGTTCCATTCTCCTTTGTTTAAGGAAATAGTACCATGTTCAAACCTGCCTTGTAAAGCCCAAACAATCCTGTCGGTTTTCTTTTTATTGCCGTGGGTAAGCTCATCCACCCTAAAAAAGCGTTGATTCTTCTTCATGTAGTCACTTAAGTATGGAAGGACAGCGTTCTTCAATGCTCCCTTCTCTATACCTACGGCTACTGGTTGGTAGTCTCTGACTGCTTGGAAGATTCTTCGGGCAGTCTCTTGGACGCCCCAACGCCCATGTATAATATTAGCAACCCACCAACCTTCTTCGTTTGCTTTAACAATCGAGATAGCCGTTTGGTCAAGTCTTTTTGTCTTCGTTGTAACTTTAGCGACATCCGCAAAACCCGCCAAGTCAACCGCAATGTAAAACTGACCTTGTTCAGGCTCTTCCTCAGAAAATTTAATAAACTCTTCTTTGAATAATTCACTACCTTGGGCCTCAAAGGATGCCATGAACTCCTGACGAAAGGAAAAGGCCGACATGGATTTCTTAGCCGCTTCTATTTCCTCAGGGTCTAGCAATGGGTTATCGTAGCTTGTGAAGTGATAACCTACAAAAGTAGGATCATCCGACACACAAGCGTATGTATATAAATCATAAAAGTGATTTCTACCCATTGGCGTACCAATGAATAATGCGTCACCCTTTTGGTCAGCCAAGGCAGGTCTCAGTATCTGCTCCCATACCTCAGGCTTCATGTCAGCGTACTCATCCATAACCAAGAACCTAAGACTGACACCACGCATGGTTTCCGGTCTATCAGCACCCTTAAGGGCTATGGTTGCACCGTTGACTAATTTTATTTGTAAGTTATTTACATGACTAGTTGCTATAACAGGATGACCTATCTCTAGCAAGACTTGCCACATAATGTCCCTAGCCTGTCCTTGTGTAGGGGCAACGTAGAACACATGTCCACGTTCAGCTTGCAAGGCTCTAATGATTAGCATCCAAGCGGCTAATCTACTTTTACCTGTACGTCTACCTGCCGCTATTACTTTAAATCTTGTTTTATCATTAAAGACTTTTTGTTGCCACGGGAGTAGCGATACATTAAGCTCAGTCAATTAATAAGTCCACATTACTGGGCTAAGACCATCATCGTATAAATCACGGGTGTCAACATGCACAAAGCTACTAGCAACTCCGATTCCTGTGAATCCAAGCGAAATGGCTTGTTCCACAATTTTAAA